CTAGGGAGTAAAACATGCGCTTACTATCAATTTCAGGCAATTCTAAAATCGCCAAAACTAATAAGGCCGCCGCCGGCAAATATCTATTTGCAGGCCTTTCATTGATGCCCAACGATAAACTATGCCCGGGCGCTAAAGCGGCTGGATGCATGGCAACATGCTTACAGTCTGCAGGCCGTGGGATATTTAAGAATGTACAGGCCGCCCGCAAATCCAAGGCCGATTGGTTCGAGACTGACAAAGACGGGTTTCTCGATCAACTACGAAAGGACCTACACGCACTCGAGCGTAAAGCGAAGCGTGAAGGCCTTCAGCCTGTAGTGCGTCTTAATGTATTGTCTGATATCGCATGGGAAGCCTACGGAATCCCACAGGCATTCCCGGACATCCGTTTCTACGACTACACGAAGAGACAAGGCCGCATCAATAGCCGGTTTATGCCTGACAATTATCACCTTACCTTCAGTTATTCAAACGAACCAGCCTACCGAAACCAAATCACGAAGGCCATGCTTAAAGGCGCAAACATTGCCGTGGTCTTTTCTGGTGGTTTGCCTAGTAAGTTTCTCGGCAGGCCTGTAGTGGACGGTGATTTGCACGATATTCGCATTGATGACAGCGCCGGCATCGTTATCGGCTTACGTGCTAAAGGTAAAGCGAAGAAACAGGCAAATAACTTCGTCGTACCGAATCCAGAGGTCATTGCATCATGCTAGAACTCATTGAAATCGGCATCGCTGTAATGTTCCTAGGCTGGCTGGTGTACGACCTATAAAGCCTAATCGATTCGCTCAATTTAGCCCGGTATCGTTCCGGGCTTTTTTTTGTCTGCAACACTACCACCGCATCCTTCCGAAACAGTAAGCAGCTTATGCCCACGGCGCATTCTAAGCGCCTACAAGCGATTCTATGCCCTAAAGAGTATCCTAGTATATGCCAGCATGTTGAAGCCTGTTACAGGCCTTTACAATCGCTTGCAGTGTGGCGTGATTGTCAGAGACTTCAGAGACTGTCAGAGACTATAGCGGGACCTTTACTGTCTCTCACACTTCGTCGCCTTCACAGCCTGCACCAGCGCAAACCAGCGCCGAAGCCTTCGCCGCCTGCAATGTACACCAGCGCTTTACAGGCCTGCACAGCCTGCACCATCTTGGTGCGTAGCCTGCACAGTTCTGGTGCGCCTGCACCGTTTTGGTGCGTCACTGCCCTACCCCGCTTCAAAGGCCCGGGGAGGGGCTATGGCACTTTATAATTATTATAGTACCTGCACCGACTTGCAAAAGGGCAAAATAGAACATTAAAGCTATAAAAACGTCTTTTTTTATAACTTTATGTGATATATCAAGCCTTTGATTCTTTTAAGAATGTTATATTATAACACTCTATGCAGAAACTGTGCCAAATAGGTTGACTTTGCACTGTTTTTGTGCTACACTACTACCCCTGTGGAGAAAACTAGGTAGTTCCATGACTGAAATGAAGAAAAGAGGCCCCGGAAGGCCTAAAAAGGGCGAAGTTGTTGCTAAAAAAGAAGGCAACAGGGGTGTTAGAGGCAGACCACCCGGTGATGCCGCTATCATCAATGAATACAAAGCTCGGATGTTAGCGAGTCCAAAGTCTGCGAAGGTGATGGATGCAATATTCGATGCGGCGTTGGATGACGAACACAAGAATCAAGCGGCGGCTTGGAAGCTCTTGATGGATAGGATGTTGCCTGTGAGCTATTTTGAGAAAGATAAGATGTCACAGGGCAAGAATAGTGTCTCTATCACCATTACAGGTGTTGGAGCTAAAGTGGACAATGACGACGATATTATTGATATCGAACCGGTGGAAGCAGATGACTGAAGCACTCCTTGAACAGATTAAATTAGACCTGACAAAGCACGAAGGCTGTAAAACTGAAGTGTATTTGTGTTCGGAAGGTATCCCTACGGCGGGCATTGGACATGCGCTGTACGCTGATGAAGAGATGCCTGTTGGAACAGACGTTGATATGGAACAGGTGTTAGAGTGGTTTAAGGAAGATGTCAATGAGGCTGTTGCAGACTGCTGTGCTTTGTTTCTTAATTTTGCCTCATTGCCAGATCAAGTACAACGTGTGTTAGTGAACATGGCGTTCAACTTAGGGCGGAGTCGCTTAGGTAAGTTTAAGAACATGATTACCGCTGTCAATGAAGGGAATTGGAAGAAAGCCGCTGATGAAATGGTGGACAGTCGTTGGTACAACCAAGTGGGCAACAGATCTATTGAGCTAGAGAATTGGATGAGAAACGCATGAGCTTATTTGATGAACTAAGTAAAACCGGCAAGTCCGTGATGCCTGCTCCTCAACGTATGTTAGATCCTGAAAACAAAGCGTTCAAACCGTTTTTGAGTGAGTTTGAATACACTCCCGGTGGTCGTTACGTTGCAATGGGTGAAACGAAACAGGACATCACAGGTCAGTTTCCTAAGAAGGCTGTGATTAAGGTGGAGCCTGACGGTAAGGCAAAGATGTTTGTGTCGTCAGAAACAACAGAATCAGATAAGCCCGGTAAACGTGTCAAAGGCAAGAGCCAAGTCAAAACCAACTTGTTTAAGCAGGAAGGTGGATGGAAGTGGGAAAAAGCTCCAGAGGGCATCGACCCTACACCAAACCCTAAGTTTCCTGTGGTGTCCGTAGAAAAAAGTAATAAGCACTACTACGCTATGCAAACGGAATACCCTGAAGGCGTGGAGATGTCCCGTTATCCTGACGAAAAAAGCGAACCCCGCCTACGTCCTACAAAGTACAAAGGCGAAGTAGAGCTAGGAAAAAAAGTTGGAGAGATACGTACCAACTATGGTAAAATCCATCCTGTTTATGACAAGATTAAAATCTTTGGACCTGTTGGAGCCGCTGTAGGGCTGGGACTAGCGGGGTTAGGAATGTCCGATGAGGCGTTTGCAGGCGGGGTAGATCTAGATGATATATCAGGTGGTGAAGCGTTAGACTTCTTAGCACCTCTAGGCTTTGAGATTCCTACAGCCGGTGAAGGCTCTGACGTTGTACCGACGGATGAGCAGGGAGAGCCTGTATATCCATTCTTAGATGAAATGGACATGCGTAACAATATGCTGATGAGAAACCCACTGCTTGACTGATCTTAAAGTAGAGCTATTACCGTGGCAACAGGATGTCTTTGATAGCCCTGTTCGTTTCAAGATTGTTGCCGCAGGACGTCGTACAGGGAAATCACGACTAGCCGCATGGATGTTAATTATTAACGCATTGCAGACTGGTAGAGGCCATGTGTTCTACGTTGCACCGACGCAAGGACAGGCACGTGACATTATGTGGAATACGTTGTTGGAGTTGGGCAATCCAGTGGTTGCAAGCTCTCATGTCAACAACATGCAAATTAAGCTGATCAATGGTGCAACAATATCATTGAAGGGCGCTGATAGACCAGAGACAATGCGTGGTGTATCGTTGAAGTTTTTGGTGTTGGATGAATACGCAGATATGAAGCCCAGTGTTTGGGAAACTGTGTTACGCCCGGCACTAGCTGACCAAAAGGGACATGCCATGTTTATTGGTACGCCTCTAGGTCGCAACCACTTCTATGAACTTTATAAGTATGGGGAACTGTCCGATGATCCGACGTATCAGTCGTGGCATTTTACGTCGTACGACAACCCCCTGCTTGACCCTGAAGAAATCGACATTGCCAAGAAGTCTATGTCGAGCTATGCGTTCCGTCAGGAGTTTATGGCTTCTTTCGAGGCGTTGGGGTCGGAGATTTTCAAAGAAGATTGGATTAAGTTTTCCGACGAAGCACCGGAGGAAGGAGATTATTATATCGCTGTCGATTTGGCAGGATTCGCTGATGTGGCTGGTCATGCTACAGGCAAGAATAAAAAACTGGATAGTACAGCTATTGCTGTTGTAAAAGTGAATACGGATGGATGGTATGTTGAAGACATTCTACATGGACGTTGGGACATCAAAACAACCGCCCGGAAGATATTTGAAGCTGTACGTGAGTATGAGCCTGTATCGGTGGGTATTGAGAAAGGTGCGTTGCGTAATGCGGTGTTGCCCTATCTCACAGATTTAATGAAGTCCGGGCAACGGTTTTTTCGAGTGGAAGAACTGACGCACGGCAACAAGAAAAAGACAGATCGTGTCGTGTGGGCGTTACAGGGACGTTTTGAACACGGTAGCATCACGCTGTCAGAGGGCGAGTGGAACACAGAGTTTTTAGACGAACTGTTCCAGTTTCCCAATCCGTTAGTGCATGACGATTTAGTTGATGCACTATCGTATATCGATCAGCTTGCTAAAGTTAGCTATTATGTTGACTTTGAGGAAGAAGAGTTTGAAATGCTTGATCCAATCGCAGGGTACTAATTATGGATTATGAAAATCGTTCTTTAATGTTAGCCGGTATTGAAAACTGGGTGATTAATAAGTGTGACCAGTGGCGTGACCACTACGAAGCCAACTACTCTGAGAAGTTCGATGAGTATTACAGGCTTTGGCGAGGCATCTGGGACCCATCAGATAAGATGAGAGACTCAGAGCGTTCACGCTTGATTAGCCCTGCCCTACAGCAAGCTGTCGAATCTGCTGTGGCGGAAGTTGAGGAAGCGACGTTTGGACGTGGTGTTTGGTTTGATATTAAAGACGACTTAGGCGACCAAAACCCTGTAGACGTACAGCAGTTGCGTC